GGTGCCTTCAACGGATCGACAATGCTTTTCATATCCTCGAAAATTTTGCCGAGTTGCACGCCGCGCATGTAGTTTGAGAAGTTCCTCACATCACCCGCGAACCTGCCAAAATCATCACTCAGGTCGTTGGTGGACCTCGCAGCACGTTCAGCAAATTGTGTGTATGATCCGTAAGATTCCGTCAGACCATCAACTGACTTGCGAAGGACATCGCCCTCTTTCTTCATCGCACCCATAGACAGTGCGACAGCCGCAGCGATAGCCAGGGCAGCACCGGCAACGGAACCGAACGCTCCGAAGAACTGAAGCATTTGTCCGCCCTGTTGCGAGAACGCGAGCATGGCGTTCTGACCGCCCGCAATCTGCACGGCGAAGTCGGCCACCTGATAGCCGGCGTTCTGGATTGCGCGGCGGTTGTCACTCATACCGCGCATGAAGGAACTGTTGGTTTTATTCACGGCGTCGGTCTGACGCTTGATGCCAGCAAGACCATTCTCGAACGACTTCATGGCGGGCGCTGCCTTGTTCGTCGCTACGAACTGAAAGTTGACACCCTTCATCATCGGACTATCCCTTACTGTCGATGTAACTCAGATATGCGAGTTGGTCGCGGATCTTCTCATACGGCCAATCCTCGACATCACATGGGTCGAGATTCAACTTGTAAGCTAACCCGAAACAGACGAGTCTGTCCGGGTCATTGCTCAGTTTTTTTTACGTTCCTCGAACGCTTCCTCGTCGTCCGGTTCGAATTGTGATCCGAACAAACCGCCGAACATCTCACCGATCTTGGTCGCGGACGCCCGCAGCAGAAATGGCTTGTCGGTGATGTCAAACGCCTTGTCACCAGCCTCGTCCTTCGCCTTCATGATGATCAACTCGATCATGCCAGTAAGTGAGGGATTGACTTGAAAGTCAGGATGACTGCGACGAACCGCAGCCATATCTTTCGGAGTAAGCGGCGCGGCAAGGATGGTCACAGTCTGACCACCAAGTTCACCGGTCCATACTGAATCGGCATAAGACGACACTTCAGAGCGAAGGGCTTCCGAGAACTTTCCCATATTACGCCACCGTCGATGTAGTCAGAACGCCGTCACCCGTAAAGGTGAACGATGTTTTGACCATGCCGTCATATGACTGCGACTTGGTGACACCCGTGACGAGTGCGCTGCCGGTGTCGTAGTCGAGCCCGGTCGAGTCGCCCTCATAATAGAGTTCGAGCGTGACCTTGGTGCCGACCACCACACCACCCTGACCGGTGTCATCAGGGTCATAAAACATGTCAACCGATCCTGACCAGGAGTTCTGTGTGGAATCCGTACCGGTCCAGTCAGACCCGAGAGTTGACGTGTCAACCTCGTTCGCCTTGATTGAGATTTCGAAGGATGTCACTTCCCCCACAACGTTAGCGCCAACTTTGACAGCGCCCTCTTTGCCTTTATGCGTAGCCATTGTCTAAGCCCTCACGGTTTCAGGATACAATTTTTGCCAGATAGCCGCTGATTTCAGCGAACACTTCGGCGGTGTTAGAGTTGGTCTTGGCCGACACCCTTATGTCATGGTTTTTCGGAATGATTGCCAAAGGATCGAAATCGAAAGTCGCTCCGTTCTGACCGACAACGACAACAATCTCTCGACCAATCGGCAACCACGGCCCGCCGTTCGCAATGTCGCGTTTTTCCAGTTTGAACGTGACGCGGTTCGCAGACCCGCCAGAGTTGCCAACGCCTGCCGTGAAATCGGTGATGAACCAATAGTCAGAACTGCTGATCGCGGTCTGGCACTTGTTGCTCTGCGTGAACCCAGGGCGCAAAATGATTTTCGTAGCCGCTGCCGTGTTCGGGACGCCAGATGTGATACCTGCCGTGTTGTCGTAGACCGACACAGTACCGACCAGTGCAGCCGGTGTTGATCCGAAAGTGCCGGTGCGCTTCACAGCTAGGCGGTTTGCGCGGGCTAGGGGCGTGGTAAGTGCAACCTCAGTCTGCCCGTTCAGGATGGCGTCCTGCACCAAAAACGTCAGGTTGCCGCTTCCGTCGATGGTGTGGCCCTCAATCGTGATGGTCTGCGTTGTGTCGCTGGCGCTGCTGCTGACAATGCTGTCGATGATGTTAGTGGTAACAAACGTCTCGTTTGCCTCTGTGCTTTGGAACTGCGCAACCGTTTCATATGTCGTGCCTACTGTAGTATTCGTCCCGAACTTATTCAGCGACTTGCCTTTTTCATAAACACTAACCCTGTCGCCGTATGTGACGGCAACCAAACGCTCTGCAAAATGTGTTAAGCTTGTCACGTCTAAGTCCTCACGGTTTCAGGATCATTCTTTGTGATACGATACTCGATATTGTACCGCAAGACAATCATGCCAATCGGCACTTCCCCGTCAGAGTTGTCGGCCCAGACAACCTGAATCAATTCCGGGTCTTCTTCCAGCAGGGAAGACCAATCAACACCTTCGATGCTGGCGGTCACATTGACTTCATCCTGATCGAGCAGGTCATCGAGGTCTTCACCAGTCGCCTCACGTTGCACGCGGATGAATAGTGACCCGACATGTGTTCGAGCGTCACCCATTGTATTCTGAGTGATGTCCACAGAGGCGAACCTGATGTCAATCATTGGTCGCGTGGTCATGTTCAGCTTGTATTTGCGCGACGAGAATATGTCGTAAGACGCCGACAGATCCGCATCCAGCGCGGCCTTGAATGCTTGCCTGATTTGCGTTCTGACGTGCATCAGTCTTTCTCCATCTCAATATCAATGGAGCCTGTGCCGTCGTCCATCCACGCTCTGATGTTATATGTCACACCGGCAATAACGAGGATGTCGTTTTCAGCGATGCCGTCGAAGTCCTCGGTCCTACCGCTGAACTGGCACTGATGGGCGATGCGGATCGTTCCGTCGCCCATTGCAACCTCAGTATCCTCGTCATCGAATATTCCAGTGACGACCGTGCCGTCATACGTCGCTGTCACCGCAAACGCCGTCGTCTTCAGGATCTTCGACATGTCGTTCGTCAGGAAGTTTCCCGGCATCGTCAATAACCTCGATCAGCGACCCTTCGGACAGATAGCGTTCCATCAGGTCTGCGCGACGGAAATGAGAGGCGGGAATGATTGACCCCGCCTCAAAATCATGACCCGCAACGCGAATGCGCTTTGTGGCCCTGACGTTCATTTATTCAGTACCCGGCATTGCTGCCTTGGCGGCACGCTTGTCGAGAGTGACCTTCGAGTCAACTTCCTTCAGCTTTGCGGGTGTCATCTTGCAAAGGTCATCCCAATCGCCTTTGTTCTCAAACGCCGACTTGGAGATGACGGAACCAACAGCAACGTGCTGGCCTTTGATGCGGATTGCCCGCAACACCTGGAGATTGTTCTGAGACATGTTGTCACCACTTTTTGAGGGTTAATGAGAGGGACCGGAGCCCCTCTCAGTCAGAGATTATACGCCGTCGTTGCCGAGAACGAACGACCCGACACGGCGAACGCCGAAGTCGAGCGATTGGATCGCCCGCAGACGCAGCCCGCCCGACAGGAACTTCGCTTCCGTGGAACGGTCGAGTTCCAGCGTGCCCCAGGTGCCCATGATCATGTCCGAGAACACGCCCGCAATCATGTCACCAGAGGTGATCTGATTGGTTTCCTCGTAACGGCTACCGGTGGTCAGACGACCCTCGGTTTCCATCAGGAAGCGACCGGAACCAGCATCAACCAGCGTCTTCATCAGACTGCCGGCCATTTCGCTGTTGCCAACAAACACCGGCGATGCAGTCTGGTTCGCCGTGGCGATTTCAGTACGCATGTCGATGATTTCGCCACGTGTCGGGAACTCAGCAGCAAAGGTGACGGACCCGATGCCCGCGGTCTGGGTCAGACCAGTCGGTTGACCCGACGAACCCGTACCGTAGAAACCGGCAGTGTCGATAGCCTGCGCCATAGCGTCCAGAATCTGCATCCGCACGTACATTTCAACGTCGATGGTGGACTGAAGCAGCATCCGACGAGTCATGTCGGTGTAAACCGCAAGGTCTTTGATCGCCAGCGAGATTTTGCGGAACGACGGGTTCGACTCAGCAGCATCCGCATCTTCGGAGCCAAGCCATGCCGCCGCGACGTTGGCGTTACCACCCGGGATGTCAACGTTGCCGTCAAGTCCGTTCAGCATGGTCAGACCGAGTTGACCCAGAACCAGACGGTTGCGCAGATTGTAGATGAACTGGTTCGACAGATGGTCAGTCGCCTGCACGTTCGCGTTCCCGCTTGCACCAAGCGCGGCGCGAGTGTTGGAACGAACACCGTCAACTTCGAAATCAGTCCACGACCGCATCAGTTCGGGCGGCAGACGATAAGTGCCAACACGGGCTTCACCGGAAGCATCGACAGCACGCATCTCGAAGTCAGCGTCACGCACTTGCTGTGCAGTGGCGTCATTCGACGTTGCCAGCAAGAACTTGCGAAGCGAGAACTTTTGGGTTTCGCCACGGCTCAGGCCAATGTCTTCGTTCACCAGTGCGACACCCTCGGGCAGCTTGGCCCGGACGATGCCTTTGAACAACGGCAGCGACGGTTCCTCACCGCGCGA